GGCCACTAAAGAGCATTGCGATAAGCTCGCGGTATGCTTTTGCCCACCCAATCTTGCTGTCAGCGACGTGTACAACGGTATCTGTATCATGAAACTCCTCTGCGACTTCTGGTAGCTTTGTGATGTACTGACGCTCCACACTGAAGCCGACACCAGTACCACACATCAGGACGTACATCATCTCGTCAAATGCTTTTGGGTGATCAATGGGCAAGTAGGAGCAGTTGAAGCCAGCTACGTTGTCCCTGTCCAGAGCCTCACCTGCGGTCATTAAGGCTCTCATGCTGGGCATTACGTCCAGCTTGTAGATGTCCTCGTGTAAACCACTGGCTTCCTTACGTGTGATCTTCTCTTTGTTGACCCAGAAGTCTAGGTAACGGTTGACTGTCTCTAGCCATGTCTCCCTGCGCTGCTCCTCTGGTAAGTATCTTGCATAGCGTGACTTGTGTATGTACTGTTGATATGCGTCCATTAGATCTCGTAGTCTCCTCGTGTAATTAGCGATAGTTTAATTTGGTCCAGCAGGAAGTACAGCTGGTGTGTGTCTAGGTTGGTAGAGATGACAACATAGTCCTCTGACTTGACTATACAGAAGGCGTCCTCATACTTGTCCAAGTCCTCAACTCCAGACACTGCTGCAAACACAGCCCCTACTGGTAGTTTCTCATCCTTGTCTCCGAAGTGTCCTTCAATTACTTTCATTGGTTTACCTCTTCATCATAAGCTTCCATTGCTCTTTCTAGCTCGCCTAAAACGTCACCACTTTCTAACTCTCGTATGATAGAGATTGTCTCATATTTTCGAGCTAGGTAATCAATATTAGATAATAGGCTATGAGCCTTCCACAGTACCTCGTGAGTTTCTTCTTTTTTCACTAGATTAGCTCCTGTATCAACCTGTCTACGTACCAGCGACACTTACGTAAGTCCTCTACGGGCTTGTTCTTGTAGGTGTAGCGCCAGAGGTACTTCACTGCGTTTCCCTTGAGATACCCTTGAAACTCTGTGTCGGACATAGAGGCTTTGATACCGTCGATGGCTTCGATGCCGCCCTTGTTGTAATGCTCTGGTCGCTCTACTGGGTCAGTTAGTACTTCTTTTGCTACAGCATTGACAACGCCTAGCTCCTTGATGTCCTTCTTCATCTGAGTCCACTCGTCTTCTTTAGCATTGTCAATACTCATCTTCGTCCTCCTCTTCATCCACTAGTTCCTCTTCAAACCTGTCCAAACGATTAATCAGTTTGTCTTCAAAGCGATCCATGAGTTCTTCCGATGATATCTCTAGTGCCTCTAACAAGTCGTCTGGGTCATAGACACGCAGTATTCTTTCCTTGATTTCATCCATTGTTAGAGACATCGCTAATTAACTCCTGAAGTGTATCTATAGTATACCACATAATTTCTTCTTTGTCACACCATTGTGCCATTGTCATGGTAGCTCCTTTCCTAATCTTCTTGTTGGGGTGCATCAGGACGAACACTAGCCTCTGGTTCTCAGGTAGACTGTCCCTGACACTCTTGTACTTCTTAGTGTCTCCGTCCCTGAAGAACCCTTTGCACTCCACCAGCGTCCCTGTAGCTTCATGTACGAAGTCCGGTTTGTAGTTCCTATGGATTGTGTAGGGTACTGTAAACGGCTCATACAGGAAGCCATGGAGATGCTGTGACACATCCTTTTCAAACTTACTACGGAAGCTCAATTTCTGGAACCTTCGGCTCATTTACTACCTCTACTAAATAACGTGGACCTGATGAATATGCGAAGCCTCTTACTTGAGGCCAACACTGCTTTTTGTAGGCACAATATGAGCATCCGACGGCGAGTTTCTGGTTGCCACTCTTTCCATCTGCGATAGATTCGTAGCAGACTTCTGGCGGTGTCGGCTGCTCCACTAGCTTTTTTATGTGGTCAATCCTGTCCTCAATGCTGTAGGAGATCAGGTCATACACAGGCGCTTGTGTGTCCTCTGAGTCATACATGAGGTAAGTCAAGTGACCATTCTGCTTGTCCATAGCAAGCCAGCCAAACTTGGTTGCACCTTCTGCATGTGCGTATCCTTTGATCTGCGCTATGTACCCAAACGGATCATCATAAGCCAGTGACCCATCTTTGAACTTCCTGAACCCATACGTGGACACTGACTTGACATCGGTAACGATACCGTCAATCTTGCAGTCCATGTGTCCCTTGATCCCGTTGACTTCACACACCTTCTGCTCGTCAGTCACCTCGTGTCCAGCTGCACGAGTCAGGAAGAGCAGTAGCTCCTCAATGAGATGACCATAGAGGAACTTCACGTAAGTGTGTGGTGGTATTACTTCACTGGGTTCCACTTCGTTAAATAAGTTCCACAGGTATCGATCTTCGCGCCCAATGTTGGACATACGGAGTGTTCTGTTGTCCCGCTTCTTCTGCTCACCGAACTCCTGACGCATCAGGTCCTTGACGTTCTCGCCAAACTGCTCTATTGCAGCGTCGATGTCCACTCCTTCTTCTACCTCTTTGGTTGACACTACTTTGTAGATGTCGTCTACTAGGTTGTATATGTTTTTCATGTTGTTTCCTTAGTGAGTCTCTGCCCAAGTTGTGCCGACCTTGTACTCTCCGTCGAGTGGACATCTGAGGCCAAATTCCAAACCCGCCGCCTTGAGACACTCAACTGCGAGCCACCCATACTTCTCTGCTTGTTCTTCTGCAACCTCTGCCTGAACTTCGTCATGTATGTTCCCTATGAATTTGTAGTCGATGTTCCACTGCTTTGCGTAGTCATCGAGGATCACTAGTGCTTTCTTCATCACGATGGCACCAGCGGCTTGCAACAACGTGTTCAATGCAGCATGCTCGGATCTGACGTGAAGCTGCCTTCCGTCAAGTCCTTTAAGATAGCCTCTCCCAGCAGCTCTGATAACTCGTTCTCGTAGACTTTCAAGAGCAGGTGTATTTCGTAGAAATCTCTGCTTAAGCTTTGCGCCATCAGATGCGCTTCCTCCGACGATACTTCCAATTTTAGCTTCTCCTGCTCCGTAAAGGAAAGCATAGATGAAAGTTTTTGCTTGAGGTCTAGTTTCAAGTCCAGCAGCCATCTGGTTTCTTGTGTGTATGTCTTCAGTGAGGAGGACATTTGTAAACTCCTTGTCATTCATGTAGTGAGCCAGCATCCGCAACTCAAGTCCACTAGCGTCAAACCCCACCAGCTTCTTACCTTCTGGTACAGTCCAGCATGAGCGACACTCGTGTCCATATGGACTGTGGCTTGCTGGGACTTGTGCCATGTTGGGTGACTGGTGTGTCATACGTCCAGTGACGGCACCATTGCTAATGACGCGACCGTGGACTCTACCGTCGTCTTCTTGTACATGGTCTAGCCATGAGTGAACCTGTGCGTATCTCTTCTGTAGCATCAAGTACTCACTAATGACTCTCGCCTCTGGCAAGTCGATGGTGTCTAGGACAGCTTCGTCTACGATAGGATTACCCTTCTCCGTAGTCTTCGCAAAGACCACACCAAGCCCAGATAAACGCTTCGCAATCTGCTGCCTAGATCCGACATTGAAAACTTCAACCCTGTCCTTAAGGCGCTTGCCAGTCTTCTCAGACCACCTCTCATGGATAATCGGTGGAAATTTCTCCTGTAACTCCTCTTCGATTTCATTCATCCTCTCCTTGAATGTAGCACATAGTTCATGCGCCAGTTGTTGATCCAAAACCCACCCATTGCGTTCCTGCTGCTGCACGATACACTGGACCTTGTGTTCCAGCTTGATGGACTCAGCGGAGAAGTCCTTCATCTCCTGCTTCAGTTTCTGATGGACTGCTGCTGTGACTTTCACGTCCTGTATGCAGTAGTCAATCATCTCCTGACTGAGTTGTGACCAGTCATCATGGTCCCCCTTTGGGAAGCCCAATTCGTTACCCCAGTTCCTCAATGAGTGCCCACCTGACTTACTTGGGTCACACAAACGTGACAACACCAGTGTATCAATGATCCTCTCAGACGCCACTGAGACGCCCCAGAGACGTTCTAGGACTGGCATATCGTAGCCTATTAGGTTGTGCCCAACGACGCTCACAGAGCTTCTGAGAGCCTCTCGTAGCGTTTCTGGTGTCGTGTGTACCTCCACAT